TTTTAAAGTCAACACGACATTTATCAATAAAGTTAATCACATCTTCTTCAGTCCCGTTCATCATCAGTTTGAGACCTTCTTTAATCATGGTCCGACAAGGTGCTGGAGTAGATGATTTGACTGCTTCAATACCCATCATCTTCAGTTTAGGTTCTTCATAACGAACACCTTCACTGTCCCACACGTTGAGAATGTATCTTTTCTTCGCAGTCCAGATACCACGTTCAGCAATGTTCTCACGCTTCATAATCATCTTCTGATCATAAGCATTTACATAATTTGCTAGTTCTTGATAACAACGATCAATATACTTCTCAAGCTCCGTTTCACACACCTTATTAAGAAACGACACAACGCTTTCAGTTACCCTTTCTCTTCCCTCGTATACAGTGTCCACCAGTGGACCCATATTAAGATAGATACTATCAGTGTCTGAAGCAATAACGTAATCAACCCCATCAGTTTTCAACACCCTATTCAGGTATTTGTTCATTCGGTTCTCAATCCAGCGGATGGAGACTTGTCCAGATAGGGTAATTGCTTCGGCATTAGCAAGTTTATAATAGCGAAAGTATTGATTACCAATAGCACCATAAGCAGAGTTGAGTTGGATTTTACGCGCCATTTGGATGTTATTACATCTGGCGATTTCCTTCTCAAGTGTTTTAGTTGGAGTCTTTTCATATTCTTGTTTCGCTTGTAACATCTTCTTCTTATAGACGGTGCGATCCTTGTAGATCTTATCCATCAACTCTGGAAGGAATCCACGCTTATCCTTACGATACATAGAACCGTTGGCACAAACGGCATTATCCTTATATAATTCAAAGTTAATCTCTTCGTTCAGGATTTTATCAACGGTAACCGAAGGGTGTCTAGTATTTTGTAAGGTCTCTGGTGAGATGTTGTACTGCATAATAAGATGGGGGTACAGAGAATTAAGGTCAAAACTGACCACCCAATCGTACTTTCCAGGAATCGGTTCCTTGACATATGCACCAGCATACTTGGAGTCTTTGTCTGAACGGACAATTGGAGGAATAACAATATCCCTCTTCTTCAGATAGTTGTAGATGATTGTATCCCACATACGAACTTGTGAGAACACATCAGCATAGTTCGCTTTAGCGTCATACGCCATAACGATTGCCAATTCAATCAGTTTCATCTTGTCTTCCAATCGGTCAACAAGTTCCACGTCAATAATGTTATATTCTACAAACTTCTGCCATCCGTTTGTATAGAAGTCCTTAAACGTATCAAACTCAGAGTGGTCAAGTTTCTTCTGTCCAAGTTCTACACTAGCAATATAATCCAGACGATAGGACTCTTGCGCTTTGTACGTAAACTTCTTATAAAGATTTAGGTAATCAAGTTGCGTAATACCACCGACATCATAAGAAATGTGTTTGCGACCCATAATCATGGTCTCACGTTCCGTGACAAGACCCCAAGGTGAGATACGCTTCATCAACTTCTCACCAAGAATCCTGTCAATACGACGCACCAGATACGGCATATCATACAGTTCACTGTTCCAACCAGTTAGAACTTCAGGAGTATTCTCCTCAATCATCCACCAGTTGATAAAGTCATTTAGAAGTTCATACTCAGTAGAGAAACCTTTATAGATGACGTTTTGCTGTTTGTTATTGAATGGTCCTTGACCCCAAGTACGAATCTGTTTGGTAGTGTAGTCCTGCACTGTGATAAGCAAGACTTCTTCTGCGGCAGACTCTACATCAGGGAATCCATTTTCAGATTTGACCTCAATATCAATTGTGGAGATTTTAATTTTGGTAGTATCAAACTTAACCTCTTCTTCAGGATACTTCTCAGAAATATACTGATAGATGTATCTATCGTTTCCGTAGATTTTGAAGTTGTCTACACCATCATATCTCTTGATAAACTCACGACAATCACGAACAGTTCCAGGTTCAATTGATTCAACATATTCACCTTCAAGAGTTTTGTACTTTGTTTTCTTGTTAGATGGGACAAAAAGAGTCGGGTAAAACTTCTCCCGAGTCATGAAATGGCGACCATTTTCATAACCTCGGACCAAGAAGTGATCCCCGACCATTTGGACGTTCGTGTAAAATCTCATTCTGTAAGTTTCAGATACTCTTCAACAATTTCTGGAGTGGGGTCTGCAATAGTCAGAATATCTTCTGACCGAATCATCAATTCAGTTTGATTTGTTGCTTTTGGCCAAGGTTCATATTTACCTTCACCAAGAAAACGATGTGGATTGATTAGTCTGCAGTTTGGATTACCAAGTTCTGCATCAACTTCAATAACCTCACTGATGATAACATTGTCAACATCAACGAGGAGACATTTAACTGCTTTGCTCATTTACTTTTTCCTGATACATTTCGGATACAGACGACAAAGGTTCCACAATCGTCACAACCCAATCTTTGGGAACAACGATATCATCATCAGAAGACAACAAAATCCAAGGAGAGAATACAATCTCCACGTTATCATCAGGTGCTTCATTCTCTTCAGTCAAGAAGAGTGCTTTTTGCGTGGCAACCTTGTGCGGTTTATTTAGAAGGTATCCGTGAACAACCTCATCCTGTACAAGTTCTTTGGCATCAGAGATGAGTTGCTCGCCAGACTTCAATAGGACTAATTTAACGGACATGTCGGAATATCACCTGTCGGTATTATAGCATAAAAAGAGAGGGGCATCAACTGGATTTTGCCAGTTGCCCCCCTGCGGCGACGATATACTATATTTAGTAGAGAGGATTACTTTTACAAAGTTTTGATACTCTTACCAAACACTCTTCTTTATTTCCATCTTGCTCATAATTGTTCAAACGACTTGCAATAATATCAGCAACTTCAACAAAGTCGTTTTCATCAAACCCTCTAGTAGTAAGAGCAGCAGTGCCTAAACGTAATCCACTAGTAACAAAGGGAGATTCAGGATCAAAAGGAACTGTATTTTTATTTGCAGTAATATTAATTTCACTCACAAGTTGATCAGCAAACTTACCTGTGATTCCTAGACTTCTCAAATCAAGTAGAACAATATGATTATCTGTTCCACCAGAAACAATATTGATACCATTTTCAATTAATCTACCACCAAGAGATTTTGCATTAGCAACAACTTGAAGGCAATATTCTCTGAATTCTGGTTTAAGTGCCTCACCAAATGCAACTGCTTTTGCAGCAATCACATGTTCTAATGGACCACCCTGAGTCCCTGGAAATACTGCCTTGTCCAACCTCTTACCCATCTCCACATCGTTAGACATAATCAACCCACCTCTCGGTCCTCTCAGGGTCTTATGGGTTGTTGTGGTAACTACATCTGCATATGGAATTGGTGATGGATGAACACCCGAAGCAACCAATCCTGCAATGTGTGCAATGTCCGCTAATAGGTATGATCCAACTTCATCAGCAATATTTCTAAACTTACTAAAATCAATTGTTCTAGTGTATGCGGAGAATCCACAGATGATAAGTTGTGGTTTGCATTCTCTTGCAAGTTCTAATATTCTATCGTAGTCCAGTCTACCAGTCTCATCAACTTCATAGTGGCAAACATTGAACCACTTACCAGACATATTAACTTTTGATCCGTGGGATAGATGACCTCCATGGGATAGATCCAGAGATAGAACAGTATCTCCTGGTTTCAGAAGAGCAAGGAATACAGCAGCATTTGCTTGTGCTCCACTATGAGGTTGAACATTTGCCCACTCGGCATTGAATAGTTTTTTTACTCTTTCTCTTGCTAGATCCTCAAGTTGGTCAACCCATTCGCATCCACCATAATATCTTTTACCAGGCAATCCTTCCGCATACTTATTAGTAAGAATTGAACCCTGTGCTTCCATCACATCAAGAGACGTGAAGTTCTCACTAGCAATCATCTCTAAATGATTCTGTTGTCTCTCTAATTCTTTTTGGATGAATCCGTGAACTAATGAATCGTTGACTTGTAAACTCATAATAATCTCCAAAAAAATAGAGGACTTACTGGATTTTGCCAGTTGTCCTCTGCGACGACGATATTCAATTTTATTTAGTATTCATTTTTTAGGGGTAAGTGCAAATGCTCCACTCATTACTACGCCAAAAATGGCAAGAGTTGCTAAGATTTCCATATTCTAAGAAACGAATGTAGTAATAGGAACTCCAATAAAAATAGTAATTAGAGTGCCCGCTGCTAAAGCAGTGGTAGTGAAGTTCATTAATGCCTCCTAATCAATTACATAATTATATAGAGTATAGTGTATCATAGTAATACACTTCTGTATCAACCGTATCAAAAATTAGTTAGGGTATCAGAACCATACTTTTTTCTGATGATGATCAGGAACTACCTTGCCAAGAATTACCGAAAGTAACCCATCCTCAAATGTAACTGATCTAACTTCCGTCTGATCTGATAGATTCCAAGTTCTGGTGAAAGATCGTTGAGCCATTCCTCTATGGAGGTATTCTGCGGGGGGTTCAGTATCCTCCCTTCGTCCTTCGACAAAGAGTTTACTGTCTTGTGTGTAGACATTGATTTCTTCTTTTTTAAATCCTGCGAGAGCTAGTTCTAAGCGGTATTCTACGTTGCTTAATTCAACTAGGTTGTATGGTGGGTAATTACTTTGCGTCTCATGTAGAGTTGAGAAGCGGGCAAAATAATCATCCATGCCGATGCTGTATCTATTTATACGATCCATCAGCTCAGGCAGATCCTTCGTATGAAACTTCATTAAGTTCCCCATGGTTATT